GAGACTACAGAAGCTGAAAGGTTGTCTATTTTAGATACTGGCAACGTCGGCATCGGGACGACGAGTCCGTCTGCTAAAACACATATTGACCAATCTTCTACAACTGCAGCAATCCCAGTTTTAACATTAGACCAAGCAGATATAAGTGAGGAGATGATAAGTTTTGAAACTACAATAGGAACAGGTAATCCTATAGAAGCCGTAGCAGCAAAAACCTTAACTACAACTCATTTTATTAAAGTAACTCTCCCAGGGGGATTAACAAGATACATTCCAGCTGGAACAATAGCTTAAAATGGAGGAAAAAATAATGGATAAAAAACAAGCAATACAAATAATTGAAAACGTTTACTCTAAATTTGTTGGGACTATTCAAGAACATCAAGTTGTTCAAGAAGCTATTAAAGTTCTTTCAACTGAAGAAGTTAAACAATTAAAGAAAAAATAGTATTATTTAGATAATATAAATCATTTGATGGTTTTAAAAAGAATAAAAATTAAAAAATAATATGGAACTAGTACAAGAATTACAAGCTGTTATGGATAACCAAGAGGGTTATAAGTTTACAACCGATAAATTAATTTTTTCTACAACTGAATTAAAGGGCGAAAAGCAAGCATTTGTAACTGGTTATATTTCTGTTCCTGAAGTAGATTTATATAATGATTTAGTCACTATGACTGCAATGAAATCTATGTTAAATCAAATGGAAGAATCAACAATTACAATTGATTTTGAACATGAGGCATGGAGAGATGATAATTCTATTCTTCCTGTGGCAAAAATAATTGAAGCAAAAGTAGATGATAAGGGATTATGGGTAAAAGCAATATTAAATAAAAATTCACCAAAATATAAAGCATTATGGGGAAGTATTCAAGATGGATTTGTTAATGCTTTTTCTATAGCATTTCAACCAATAAGAACAGTTGAAAAATCAATTGGTAATGTAACTGTTAGACTTATTGAAGAATTAAAATTATTAAATGTAGCATTCACTGGTGCACCAGTAAACCAAGGAGCAATTATGACAGAATTTGGAATGAAAGACGTCATGTTAAAAGCTATTGCTGAATCTGAAAAAATAGGAGATCAAGTAATTGTACCAAAATCACTATTAAATAAATTTGTGGAGGAAAAAAACATGACAGAAGAAAAAATCGAAGAAACTCAACCTGTTGAAGAAGTTAAAACTGAAGAAGTTATAAAAGAAGAACCTAAAACTGAAGAAGTTAAAACTGAAGAACCTGTTGAAGATCCAAAAACTAACGAACTAATTACTGAACTTAAATCAATGGTGGAGAAACAAAACGAAACTATTGAGAAGCAAAATGCTGAAATAAAAGCACTAGCTAAAAAGGACGTATTTAAGAGTCCAGTAACGATTAAACCAGAAGTTAAAGCAGTTGAAATAAAAACTGAACAACTTAGTTTAATTAAATAGAATTAACAGGAGGACAAAAAACACAAAAAATGACAGGCAACTATGGAGTTACTTTTTTGAACACACCTAATCATACTATTTATAGTAATCCGATGGGTGTTGCAATGAAAGGTGTAGAATATAGTGGAACAATTGAATTAGAATCTTTGAGAAATCAACATAATGATATAGCTATGAAGGCATTATCAACAACAGCAGGCGGAGAAGGAACTGCTGGGTACGCATTAGTACCGATTTTCGTAGATCCTAGGGTGGTTGATATTACTAGAAAATATACACCTTTTGTTGAACTTGTTTCAAGAGTAACAAACCAAGGAATGTACGCAGATTATAATCGAATTACAGCTAAAGGCGGAGCAATTACAGCAACTGAAGATGCAGCTTTAACAGAAACTAATACTACTTATGACAGATTTTCTACTTTAATCAAATTTTTATATGCGGTTGGTAGAGTGACTGGTCCAGCTATTGCAGCTATGCCAGCATGGTCACTTGGAGGATTATCTCCTGCAGGTGGAGCAACTGGTGCTTTTAACGACCAGAATGCAACTAACGCTAAACAAATGGAAGTTTTAGTAAAAACTAGGGAAATTAGAGAAAAAGAAGAATCATTAATTATTAACGGTGATGCAAGCACAGATGCTACACAATTCTCAGGAATTGTTAAGTTAATGAGCACAACAAATACTGTTGATAAAAATACTTCAGCAATGACTTTAGACGATATTGATACAGCAATCCAGTATGCCTTTGATGATGGTGGTAGACCAAACTTAGCAGTTTGTTCTAGTAATGTCTTTACAGACTTATTAGGATTATTAACAGCAAAGATTGGTTACATGTCACCTACAGAACAAGTATTTTGGGGATTTTCAACTATTGTTTTAAACACAATGGTAGGAAAGATACCAGTAATACCAAGTATGTATTTATCAAATGCAACAGGAAGTAAAGCAATTTACTTTTTGGATATGAGTGTTATTGAGATGAGAGTTTTACAAGATTTAACATTTGAAGATTTAGCTAAAACTAATGATTCAGAGAAATTTATGTTAAAAATTTACGAAACTTTCTTAATCAAAGCACCAACGTTTTGCTCAAGTATCACTGAAATTTCAGCGTAATTGAACTAATTTATTTATTTTTATTTTTTAAATTTTTTTACCCGGATTCCGGGTAAGTCAAGGAAAAGACGAGACAAACCAAATTAAATACAGGAGAAACCCAAAAAAATGGCAACAAACACAAATGTCACAGCAGGAAGATTAGCAGAACTAGGTGGAGCTACAAACGCTGGTATAAAAATTGGATTTGTAGATAGTGGAGCAAAAGCTGCACAAAATGATACATGGACTGTTAAGAATGCAAATACAGTTTTGGCTGCATTCCTTGTAACGGATGCAGACGGAATAGCAGACCCAGTCACTATTTCAACCAATATATTGACTTTAACAGGTGCTACAGCTACTGCAGCAAGCGGCTTTATAATCTTTAAATAAGATTATGGAAAACACAATTAAATTCAAACAGGAGGTAAAAATATGGCAGAAATAACAACAAGTACAATAACAGATCAAATACCAGCTTTAGGTAGAAAATGTATAATGGTAGAAACACCGGCAACAGCTGATACAGCAGACACTGTAAAAATTACTTTAGCAAATTATGGAATGTCTACATTCTTAGGAATTTTAGGACAATCACATGATACTGCAGATAGTATTGTTACAGAAGAAGCACCAACAACAGAAGTAAGTTCAGGAGTTTTAACAATCACTTTAGGTGGAACATCAAATTCAGATGTTAAGAGAGTATATTTGGTTTGGGGTAAGTAACAATGCATATAATAGCGATTGCAGAGGGATTTTCAGAAGGTTTGCATAAGTTTATAGAAAATTTCAACGGTAAAGAATATACTAACGGAAAATGTAAAGTTAGAGTTAGGGAAATAAAACTCCTTCACTTTGGTTTTAATGAATGTGGATATGATGAAGTTGTTGCGGATATTAAATCAATGGCGAGATACAAAATTGATGAAAATCCACAACTGGACACAACACAACAACTCCACGCTAAATTCCAAAAATATATTCGATACTTTAGAAGGTTCTTTAAAGGAATCAAACCAATTGATAAAGACTTAGATCGTGTACCAGAAGGAAGTTTTATGAGAGATATGGCTAAAAAAGGAATATTGTTTAATACAGCAATAATTCCTATTGGAAAAATCAATGACTATAGAGCTGAAGATGGTAGGGAGTTAGTATGATAGAAAAATATTTAAGCATTCAAGATACAATTGCTATAGGACTTGCATTGGGAATATTGATAAAATTTATTCAATTTTTTTATTTTGACAAAAAGAGAAGAAACAACACAAGGAGGAAAAAGTAAATGGCACTAAAAACAAACACAGGTAATGTAATAGATAAAGATGTAAATCCAGAATATTATGTTGCATTAGATCATGAAGGAAAAGGTTATTTAGCTAAGCGAAAGTCTATAGTTGAAGAACCAGTAATAGTAGAACCTATAGAAAAATCTAAACCTGTAATTAAAATTAAAAAGCGAGGTAAGAAATAAAAATGAGTTTTTGCACAACACAAGAAGTTAAGGATGCAATTAATTTTCCATCAGATGGATCTCCATTACAAGATACTGTTATTGAAAAATTTATTAAAGATTCAGAAGAAGAAATTGAAAATATTTATAAAACTAAATTTGGAAGTATTGAACAATCAGGAACAGCTGATGGAGATTATTCTACAACAACCTTATCAAATGTTGGAGAAACATGGATAACAGATGAATACATAGGTTATATTGTTTGGATTTATGGTGGAACCGGTTCTGGTCAATATTCAGAAATTCAATCTAATACTTCAACTAAATTAACATTTAATGCTGTAACAACAGCACCAGATGTAACATCAACTTATAGAATTATTAAATTAGGATATAAAGATGAAACTATTGATGGGTCAGGATTAGATGAAATGTTTATAAATTTTCAACCATTAATTAATTTAAACTCATTAACAATAAATTCTGTATCTGTAACACCTTCTAATGTTTATCAATATAAAAATTCAGGAAAATTATTATTAAGTACAAGTGCAGAAAGTGGAGTATTTTTAAATAGTACACCACAATTAGTTAATTTAACTTATATTTATGGTGTTTATCCATTACCACAAATAATCAAAAGGCTATGTATTTGCATTGCTGGAGTTCGAACCCTAACAGCACAAATTGCAGGAACCTATGATGATTTTACATCAGTATCATTACCCGGTGGATTTACAGGAAGTAAAGGAGAACCTTATACTAATATTCAAGCATCATTAAATTTCTTGCAGGGTGAAGCAAGAGGCATAGTTTATGGAACACAAAGCACAGGTCAAGTAAGCGGTGATATGAGAACACAACCATCTTATAGACCATATGCATTATTTGGATAAGGGAGGAAAAACAAAAATGACTGAAAAACAAATAGAAAAAGTTGAAGAAGTTATAAAAGAAGAACCTAAAACTGAAGAAGAACCTAAAACTGAAGAAGTTGTAAAGGAAGAAGTTGTAAAGGAAGAAGTTGTAAAGGAAGAAGTTGTAAAGGAAGAAGTTGTAAAGGAAGAAGTTGTAAAGGAAGAACCTAAAGTTACAGAAGAACCTAAGACTGAAGAAGTTGTAAAAGAAGAAGACAAGAAAGCACCTTTTGATTCAATTAAATTACACACACATTAAAAATGACACAAGACATATTTACAGCAGCAGATTTTGATCATGTTCTTAATAACTACGCAGGTAGAATTATAACACACACTCCCGCAGTAAGAACAGTATCAAACATAACTGGTGAAGCTAAAATTGCTGATGGAACAGCTGTAACAATTAAGGCATATTTTATGAGAACAAGCCAAAAATGGAATTATGATAAAATGGGATTTATGCAACAAGGAGATGCTGTAATGTTAGCAAAATATGCTGATGGTGTTGTAAAGAATGATAAAATAACAGTGGAGGGAAAAAATTTTCGAGTTAAGGAAGCATATTCAATTCCCGGGACGTTTGATTCTACGGGTACTGGAACATCATTTACTTATACTACGGCAAATCTATTTTTAGAAGAATGACTTATACTGAAGAGCAATTAAATAAATTTTTTTGGGGAGTAGCTATTGAACTGCAAGAAGCTATTAAAGATAAACTTGCAAAATTAGGAATTAAATTTACTGGATCTGGTATGAGTAGTGTTAGAGTAATTGTTGATGGAAATAAATTAGTTATTACAATGAATCATTATCTTGAGTATATAGAATATGGTTTGCCGAATCCAACTTCTCCAGAAGAATTAAGAGATTGGGTTGAAGCAAAAATATTAGAAAATTATAAAGGTAAAAATAAGGAAAGAGCAACTGAAGTTATTTCTAAAAACATTGCAAAGCATATAACATTATTTGGTCCAAGACCAAATCCCTTTCTTCGTCCTACACTTCATACTGAACTTCCAAAGATAATAAAAAGAAATAAAAGATTGATGGTTTTATAAATAATAATTTTATTTTATTTATGTGTCTTATGAAACTCAAGAGAGTTAGGACGACAAATAATCATGGCAAAAACATCAATAATGGATATAAAGCAAGAGCTTATAGTTTTCTTACGTAATCAAGATCTTATTTCTATTAGTGACCGAGGTGTTACAACATCACAAGATACTGGAACTTTTGCTTCAGCAAGCACACATACATTAGCAACTAATCCAACGTTAGTAAAAAATGTTAGAGATATTACAATTGCTACAACTGCATTAACTTTTGGAACTGATTATACAGTTAATTATTCAACTGGAGTTATAACATTTATTGCAGCACAAACTGGAGCATATACAATTAATTATGACCAGGGAAGTACAGATAGACTATTTCCAGATTTTCCACAACCATATTTAAACATATCAGACTTTCCAAGAATTTCTGTAGATATTATATCAGGAGCAACATCTGAATTTGGAATTGGTGCAACTCCAACACAATCAGAATATATCATTACAATTGTTTGTTATGACGCAAAACAAACAAATGTTGAAAATATGATTGCAGCAGTAAGATCAGATATATTAGATAATAAAAAGAACTTTTTTTATATTCCATTTTTAACAGTAATTACAATGGGACCATTATTAATAACACCATTTGGAAAAAACAAAATATTACAAAGAAATCAAGACATAATGGCGAGGTTTATATTTGAATCATGAGAACACATAAAAAAATAAATAAGAAAATACCTGGATATGTAGACAAGGTTTTATCTAAAGAAGATAAAATCAAATTGAAAAGATTAGCATGGTTAAAAATAAAAAAATTAGAAGGAGGTAAAAAACAAGATGAATAATTTTATCTCGGGAGCAAACACTTATGCTTTATATGCTTATGAACAAGTTGCACAATGGGACGGTGTTCCAACAGCACATTCTGCCTCAACTGAAACTTATGTTCCTTTTGGACAAGGAGTAGATATTTCAGTAGCAAGAAATAATAATGCAGAAAGAATTGTTGGAGTTGGTGCAAGAAATGCAACAGCTACAATTAACAAACAATATTCAGGAACTGCTACAATTAATGGAGCTTTAACAAATGCTTATTGGTTATTAGGAGTTTTAGGAGCTAATACAGATGGAGGAGCAGCAGATGCTTACACACATACTTATACAGAAGCAAACAGATTACCAAGTTTTACATTAAACAATGGTTTTAATGTTGGAACAACAGATGTTGCATCAGTTTTATTAGGTTGTAGAATAAATACTTTTACTATGACAGCAGCAGTTAATGAAGCTTTAAAGTTTAGTATTGAAGCACCTTATAGGTATGAAACAGTTGGAGAAACGTTAATTTCAGATGTACCAGATGTTGAACCGGTTTTTACTTTTGCACACGGGTCTATTGAATTACCAGATGGAACAGTTATTGCAGCAGTTCAATCATTTGAATTGACAATAAATAACAATTTAGAATCAGTTTATGAAGTTGGAAGTAGATTTATGGTAGACCAAATTGCTAAAAATAGAGAATACAATTTCAATATTACAGCAGCATTCAAAGACTACACAGCATTAATGACTAGATTTTTTAATGGAACAAATTCTGCAACAGCACCAGATGCAGGAAGTGGAACAGAGATTGCAACATTAGAATTAACTTTTACAAATGATGATGGTGATATTTTAGATTTCAATTTTACAGGAATACATTTGAATGAGGAAACACTTCCGTCAAATGTAAATGAAGTTGTAAAAGAAAATGTAACTGGTTGGGCTCGAGGATGTACAAATGTTATTTATACAAATGACATTGAAACAGCACCTGCCGAACAAGCAGCATAAAATCCTTAATTTATTTTTTAAATTTTTTAGGTTGACAGTTGGAAAGACAATAATAATTAAACAAACAGGAGGATAAAAAATGAACATTGAAAAACGGGAAATAGATGGAAAGACAAGAACAGTTGGAACTATAGAAATAGATTGGAATGATAAAAAAGAAAATGTAGAACTGATTGCTTTAAGTTTTGGTGAAGATTTAAGAATTAGAAATAAATGTACAAAGGTTAAAATGGCTACTGGTACACCAGATGTACTAATAGACCAAGAAAAAATGACATTGATGAATTTGAAAAAATCTATAATTAAAGCTCCATTTGAAATAACAGAAGATAATATATTTGATTTAGAAAAAAGAATTGCATCAGATATTTTAACAGGATTTAATGAACTTAATACCCCACAAGAAAAAAAAAATTTGAATTAAAATATTCATTATTTAATGGAACTTCAAAACAAGAATATCAAGATGATATAATTTATTTTTTAATGTTGAAGTTTTTTAAACTTAATCCAAACGAAGTTGATAAAATGGAAAGAGAAAGAATATATAAATTATTGTGGTTAGAAGAAAAATGGAAAGAACAGGAAGCGAGTGAACAGAAAAAAGCAATGAAAACAAAAAATGGCAAACGAATTTAAAATCGAAATACCAATTGAAACAAAAGGGAAAACTTCTAGTGGAAACTCTAGTGGAGGTTCTAATTATGAAAAACAATTGTTAAATCAACAAAAAAATTCTACTGGAATGCTAGGTGGAATTTTAAAAGCTACAGCAATTGTTGCAGCTATTTGGGTGGCATTATCTCCCATACTCACTCCCTTATTGAAATTGTTATCATTATTAGCACTAATTGTATTTTTACCATTATTACCATATATGAAAGAAATTGCTAAAAAAATTGGTGATACTATAAAAGCAGTTAAAGATGGACAAGAAAATGGTGATAGTCCTATGAGTAGTTTT